TTACCAAAGCCTTCTAACAACTTCTTTTCTTTAGCTGTCTTCACATCTCCTAAATCAACACCTGATTCAGCACACAGAGACATGAAGTGCATATCTAAATACTTATAGTCAAAGGTTTTCTTTTCATACTTGTCTGCTAAAGCAGCTTCAGTAGCAATACCCCTCACAGCACTAGCACCACTAGATGATTTAACACCAAACAAATACCTAGCAACCCACAAAGCATTATCATTAATGTATGTGTTGATGCTACTAGGTGACAAGTATTTGATACCATGTACTGCGAAGGGATTATTACTTAGCACTATGCATTTTCCACTTCTATGAAGTTATCCTCTGCGTCAATGATGTCACTAACTGCAGTAGACATATCTTCATCAATGGAGTTTTGAGAAGCCTGTTCGTTCCACTCGGATACTATATACTGATTATAGTTCTCCACCCAAGCTAGAAAGTCTCCAAACATAACTTGGTCTTTATCTGACAGGTCTATCTTCTCAGACAAGTTCAACGTGCTAGTAGGCAAATAGAACTTACTACCATTAGGTAGCTTTCTAGGTTCAGTAGCTAGAGCTATAGTATGCTGAACAGGTAAGCATTTCTGCTTCGCAAGTTTTGTAAAGTTAGCACCAATAGTTTTGAATGCTTCTCTATTATCTATCTCCCATATGAATGGGGTAGTCTCAAACTCAACGCTATTACCATTAGCATCAACAGCATCATGTAAGTCTACTAAACCAAACACTACACGTACACGTTTAATCTGCTTGATAAGGTCTTTAGTTTTATCAGGCAGAGCATCAAAGTCTTGTATCCAACCTGCAGGTTTACCACAGTTGAATCCACCTTGATTATCCTTTAGGTCTTTATTAAGATTGTCAGCCATGACAGTCTTATGATAAGTACCCATAGGTTCTCCTTTTTTTGCAGACATATTCTTTACAAATCTTTTGTACATATATCTCTGCATGAAAGGTCTGATAGTTGCAGTCTTACCATACAACACCTGACCTTCAGGAATGTCTAATTTGTAAGTACCACCCTTCACTATAACCTCATCATCCTCTTCAATCGGAGCATGATTGATTCTAAATCTAGGTAGTTGTGGAGATTTCTTTTCCACTGTATTAGACTCATTTGCTATTCCCATAGCCTTTGCCATAGATTCATAATTGTTAGTGTCTATGGTCACTAAGTTTGCTTCTGTCATATATATTCTCCTTTCAGAAAGTTAAAATGTTTCATAGTTATATCAGCTAACATCTTTAGTGTCAAGCCAATTATCACCTATTTTTGCTTCTAATAATAAAGGCACATTGAAGTCTATTCTAAACTGTTGATTTATAATAGTATTCATGTCTTCATTAATAGACTTTAAGATGAAAATAACTTTGTTAATCTCATCAGGGTGTACATCAATCACAATAGAATCATGTACTGTATTCACGATACAAGACTGAAGTAACTTTAATCTGTCTTCTATGTGTGTAAGAACCAATGGAACTATATCTGCAGTTGCAAAACTCTGCACAGGATAATTCTTTATCTGTGTAAAGTTAGATACAGAGCCATTCATTCTTCTTTCTACATCAGGAAAACTAAACTCTCTTCCTGATGGTGTAGTAATACTTCTCTTTTCTAGAGCTTCTTTAGCCAATCTGGAGTGCCATGATGCAACTCCTTTGTACTTCTTTGTGAAGTCTTGATAGTATTTTGCTTCTGCTTTTGTTCTACCAAATCCTGTCGCACCATACAACGGAGCAAAGGTATGTGCTTTAGCATCCTGCCTAGTAGTAGGCTGACCTGATTTCGTAATGACGTTAGCAGTGTACGCATGAACATCGAAGCCTGTTTTAATCTCATTTATAGCCACCTTATCTTGTGATAAATATGCGGCAGTTCTAAACTCTAGCTGTGCAAAGTCTGCTTCTAGAATCTTACCACCTTCCCAACGTGATACAAACACCTTCTTTACAGGAAACGTGCCACCTCTTGGCATATTCTGCATATTAGGGTCTGCTCCACTAAATCTGCCTGTCGCAGTTCTATGTTGTAATAGTCTTACGTGTAACATACCATCAGACTTTACGTGTGTCTTGATACCTTCAACGAAGGAAGACAAGTATGTATCTAGTGCAGACAATCTCTTGAGGTCTTGTAAGAAACCACTAGCTTCTTTCATACCTGCTCGATTAGCCATGCCTTGTAGTACATCTAGATTACCTTTGGATACACCAAACCCATTTGCAGATACCCACTTGGCATTTGGTGCATTAAACTTTAGTCCTGCTATTACATTATTGGGGTTAAAAATATAGCCACTAGCAGAACAATGTATGCAATTATTTGCATTAGCGTAAGGAGTTCCATTCTTTCTTACCTTTCTTACCTTGCCTGTACCATTACAGGTCTTGCACGTAAGTGCTGTTGTTTTATATACAATGTCAGAGTTCTCTCTGATTGCTCTCTTGAAGTCATCGTGAGCCATGTGAGGAATAAACGCATTTGCCCACATAGCTTTGTCTTTAGGTTTTCTACTGTAGATAACCCATGACATCTGTTCAGGACTGTTAAGATTGATAGGCATATCCCCCATTAGATTTCTTACTTGTGAAGATAATCGCTTCTCAATCTCTTGCTTCTCTGTCTCAAACTCTTTTCTTACAGACTCTAGTTTTGTCTCGTCTACCTTGAACCCATTCCTATGTGTTCTCGCTAACGTGACACATACCTTGTTTGTAAGTAACACTGTATCCATAAGATGAGCATACTTAGTAGAGTTAAGTTTCTTGTACTGTCTATCGGACAACTGCTGTGTAGCGTGTAAATCTGCAGACAAATACTGTCTTAGCTCTCCTCTAGGTATCTCATCTGTAGCATAACCCTTTGCAAAGTATTCCTTCAAGGTGTCTTCTTTCTTTGTCTCTAGGTCATACCTTTCGGCACAGTCTTTGAGATGCAAAGGTTCTTTGAGACCTCTCTGTAATATATACTCGGTAAGCATGGTGTCAAAGACAGGACCATCATACTTGAATCCACATTCCCACATCCACATTAGGTCATATGCTATGTTATGTCCTATAAGTATTGTTGCTCTGTCAAGCAACTCTTGTATGTCGATGTGCTGTGTGCCACCTGAATCCATATTAAACAGATACTCGTTACCTATATCTGTCAGACATCCCACCATAACTAACTTGTTAGTAGGTTCGTATGGGTCGAGATGCATTCTACCATCTCTCTTTGTTACTGTATTTTCTACGTCTAATGTTAACTTCATGCACTATACCTCGCTGTGTGTGGGTTGATGTTGCAGTTTATCATGCCATGCCAACCTGTAATTTTGTTCTTAACAACATTCAAATGTCTCATGGTTGATTCTTCATCAATACCTTCAACACTTGCAGGTTGTCCTATTAATATCATTAAGTCAGCTTCTGCTGCCTTACCTGTACGTGAGCCTTCCATCATTGCCTGATTAAGTCTCTGCCTACCCTCTGCTTCTGCATTGAGTTGTGACATATAGAATATAACACAATTATATTGTTTTGCAATCTGTCTTGCATATATTGCATTTGCCTTGAGTGCTTCATCAGGTCTAGCGTAACCTGCAGTACGTGCAAACTTATCTCCCATGTCAATCACAACTACGTCAGGATTAACACTCTTACACATACTCTCTACCCAAGACATATCCTCGCCTGTCACATCCTTTATCTTTAGATTAGGCGATATCTCTTTGTATCTATCTCTTGCCTGTGCAGGATTATCTTTTATCTGATACTTATCCATGTTTGAGGATGCAGTCAGGTATCTAAATCCTACTCTGTCATATGACTCTTCATTACATAAGACAACACACTTAGCACCTTGTCTTGCAAATCCATTGTCTCCTACAAGTAGAGATGCATGGAAGCTAGTCTTACCTGTGTTAGGTCTCGCACCTACCTCAACAAGATAGCCACCATTGACACCTTCTACCTTTCTAGCTAACTCAGGTAGATTAAATGACCACCTAGTTTGCTGACTCTGTTTAGCTATCAAAGTATCAAATGAGATATCATCCCATTCTATTCTCATCTCAGGTGTGAAGTCATCATTGTACTTCTCTAGTAAATCACGTAGAGGTTTCATACTTGTCTGCACACCATTGACAAAGTCAAAGCCAAGATTAGCTACGTCTTCCCCAATAACTTGTTGGAACAACTTAGATAACACATCCTGTGCTACATCTGTTCCCATAGGCTTCTGCCTTTTAATATCGTTGAACAATGCAGAGTAACCTTGCTTCTGTGCAGTAGTCATAGCAGGATTGCTAGACAAGAACAGAGCTTCAAGTTCGTCAGGGGTCACATCTCTGTCATACTTTCGCATTGCTTTATCTATAGTGTGCTTGATAGTCCTAGCATCTTTGCTAAATAATCTATCAGGACACCTAGCACCTCTATGGTCTTCATAGAAGTTCTTGTTCATTAAACTACGTAGTAGTGATAATTCCATGTTGGTTCTCCTTTGGGGTTAGTTTATATAAGTTGTTTAAGTCTTCGTCTTCTCCATATTTCAAATCATCTTTCAGTCTCAGTACTTTCACGTCATTGACATATCCTCGTAACTCTTTTGCAAAGGCTAGTGTCTTGGGCATTGCATCAGGGTCTAAGGCTATGATAGCAGTTGAGAATTGTGATAGGTATCTCTTGTGTGAATCGCTTAATGATGTTCCCAACACAGCTACCCCTACATAAACACCATTGCCTACAACAGATGCACTTACACAATCCTCAACAACTACAGCCACCTTACCACATCCATATGAGAAAGGCAAGTCACTATTTCCATATCGTTTCCATTTGGGCAGACGAAATCCCACAGACCGACCAACTGCATCTACAATTAGTCCATCTTTCTTGACAGGAAATACAACTCTCCTTTCTTTTATATCGTAGTACAACTCTAACTTATCATATTCTAGATTCCATAACTCACAAAAGTCCATGACCTCTCGTCTATGATTGTGATGCACTACATACTCAGGCAAGGCGAAGCCTGTACTATCTTTTTTGACATCAGACTTGGCAGTCTTGATATCATCCACAGATAAGTTAACCTTCTTTGTTCCTGAGATAGGACAAGAAGATTTGTAACAGTTCCAAACTAGCCTACCCATGTTGTTGGTTACAGTAAATGTTTTATAACCATTACAACTAGGACAGTTAGTTCTTTTTGTTTCTCCTACACTTAAATGTAAATCACTTATGTAATTATATATATTCATATTATATACTCTTAATGTAATTATCACGTAATGTCAATGCATTTTCTGCACTAGCATATGTATTTTTCATGTAAGGTTTAACCGACTGTGGATTAGCGTGTCCTGTGACAGACATAATCTGACCCATAGGCACTCCTGCTTCTACCATTTCGGTAGTTCCTGTCCTTCGTAGGTCAGATATTCGTAAATCATCAGGTAATCCTGACTCTTTTATGACTCTTCTAGCCACTTTTGATAGCCTTTGTATGGCATATGGACTATAAACACCCCTCATTGGTGTAGGATAGGGTGCAACATAAGGCTGAAAGTCGTAGTCTTTCGCTTGTTGTGTAAGCATTTCCAATAAGTCAACAGAAATCGGCAGATGTACTACACTTCTTCTCTTTGACTGTTGCAAATTTAACACACCCTTGTCAAAATCTATGCTTGAGAACTGTAAAACTCGCATATCTCCCACCCTTTGACACCATTCGTATGCCATTTGTACTATCAATCCTAAGTTTCTGTACTTAAAATCCTCGTAACAGTAGTTAAGAAATTTCCTAACCTGTTCTTTTGTCCATACAGTTGTCCTAGAATGGGCAGATTTACGTTTGAAAGTAGAGAAAGGGTTGCTCTCGGCATACCCCATCTCCATTCCAAAAGAATATATCTTACGTGCTACTGATGTAACTGCATTCGCCAAGTACACGCCACGCCCAAGCCATACTTCGTATGCTCTACGTGCTATCGCACCTGACATTTTGGTAAGACATATTTCTGCCACACTTTTGCCATCAACTTTTGTGTCCAATAAAACAGTCACACAATATTGATAATCATGTTTAGTTTTATCAGCTAACCTATTAAAATCGTTGGACAAATAGTATTTATTTGTTAGGTCATTTATGTTCACTAAGATACCTGTATCGCTATGTAAATACATAGTCCTATGATTAGTAACTTGCCATAGTCAAGGTCAAACTTCGTACCTTCCCCATATTTTTTACTAAAGTCTTTGTCAAAAAAATCTTGTATTCTATGCCACATTTGTTTCTCCTTTCATCCAAGTTGGTTTTTCTGTATACTTGTATCTCGCAAATCTAGACTTGTCAACAATATAAAATCTTCTATAGGCTAGTATAGGAAATACCTCATCTGTTTTTAGTTGGTCATGTCCACTAAAACATTGTGGGTGTGGTGTTAAAAAGTTCTTCCAATCAGGTACAAACTTAATACCATTGAACAATGCAGTATAGTGCTTACTTGCACCATGAATTTTATGATATCGCTTTCCATATTCGCCTAGCATTGCATCATACAATGTAAATGCCCATTGATAATTTAATCTATTCTCCATTGCCCATAGTGTGCAAGGGTGTTTCTGATGTACAGGTTTGTACAGGTCATGCTCCTCTGCATAGTCAGGTGCATGATGCCATAGTGTAGTGCATAGCATCTGTGCTTCTTCTAGTGGCATCTTAACTACGTGTTGGTCACATAAAGATGATGCTATCTTATGTGGTGTATCTTCTATGATAAATCTATTCATGTTCTCCCCCTTTATCATTATCGTCATACTTAATTCTCTTGCCCTTGTAATACATATATCTACTTCTGCTTGGTGTATGATAGCCTTTCTTCAAGAAGAATGTAGGCTTTCTCTTTGCAGTTTCAAACGTAGCTACAGTTAATACAATAGCACTTATTAAAAACACGTGAGCAATGGCAGTTATACCAAACACCCACATACTACCAAAGTACATAGAGAATACTATACACCACATCCATGCTAAGACTTGCATGACCATGTGTCTAGTGTTCAAATCAGGTATGTGTCTCAACGGATTACGTTCATGATTCATGACAGATTGCCATGTGTCGTGTACTATTTTAGTCATGTTTTATCTCCTATTAATATTAATACTGCAACAAAGAAGAGTGCAAAAATCCATATGGTATAATCCCTTTTGGGATGTATCTTAGTTGCTTCTTCTATCTCTTCCCAATCTGCTTTGGTTAGATAATCCATATCCCAAGCATCTCGTCTTGTATCTTTTTTAGACATTACTTACTCCTCTCAATATCCCACCTATAAAATATGTGGTCATCTATTCTAGTTATATAAGTTTTAGTTTCTGCCCAACTAGGTCGGACATAGTTAGCATGATAATGTGTAGCACCTTGTAGATGTGCAGTCAAGTAGCCATAGTATACACCTCTAGCTACTGTGAGTGCATCATTCCATGCTTTCTTTTCTCGTGCTTTATCACTCTTGCCATCACAATACCAACTGAATTGGCATTGATGTCTGATAGGTATCTTTGGATTCCATTTGTATGTTAAGCCTTGTTTGACTACATCACATACATTGTTAGGATATCGTTTGTCTTTCACTCTGTTCATCACAACTTCAGCTACTGCTACTTGTCCTGCCTTGCTTTGATTCTTAGCTTCGTGATATGTATTGAGTGCTAGACACACTATTGCTTCAGCTATCA